TGACGTGAACGGAAAAATAAAGGACATCTACCTATTGGCGAGATTCGCCCTGTTGATTCCCAAGGTGAAACGTGCTATGATGAGGGCATTGGAAGCAGTGGACTGGAAGGGATGGCGGCTGACCGAGAGCGAGATATTCCATACGCTTAATTGGGAGAATTACGACGTGCGGGGATTGTGTTACGAGGAGCGCATGGCCCAATACGAACAGATATTCAAAGGAAGGCAAAAACCTCGGCAGATAATGATAACGCTCAAATGATTCTTTTCAAACGATGTGAAAACTGCAACGGATTGGGATTCAAGTGGACGATACGACGGCAGAGGATTTACGTCGTCATGCTCAGGGATTTCGTGACGGGACGGCTGGCGATATGCGGAAAATGCAGGAAAAAGGTCGAATCGGCGCTGAAGGAACGCAACATCTGAATGGAAAACCTTACACCTGAAGAGAGCATAAAAAAGGCCGAGGAGATGCAGGGCACGCAGGAACAGGAGTGGAATCCCCATAAGAACCCCAAAGCGATTTCCATAATCGAGCAGAGGGACGGCAACTGGAAGCTGTGGGGGCAGAGGTTCGGAAAGATGATTGAGCTGAGGGCAGTAAAGCCAGAAGATTGTCTAGGTGAGTTTTTGACAAGTGCTTAGAAAAACTTTACAATATGGACATAATTAATCATATTTAACAATTATGCCATTTCAGAAAGGGAAGGTAGCCAATCCAAAGGGTAGACCAGTAGGTGCATTAGGGAAGGATACGCTTACAAAAATGGAAGCACGCGCAAGGTTTGATGAGAAAGTTGCTGCTCGGTGGGATGAGGTCATTGATAAGTTAATAGCAGGATTTCCAGTCTATGTAGCCGACCAAAAGATGGGTAAAGCGGCTGATGTGATTGAGGGAACCATTAAGACTGAGCCTAGCGAGAGGATTAAGGAGTTAGCTAAGAAACTCAAGGAATTAGATGGTTAAAAGAATCGCATGGAATAAGGGCAAGGGATCCTCAGATGAAACTAAGCGTAGGCTTAGTGAATCACATAAGGGTTATAAGATGCCCCAGAGCCAATATGTCCCGTTTGTCATAAAAAAACAGATAACTATGCAGGAAAGGCTGTTAAATGATTACACAGGAAAAGAATTAGTTGAAGCGACTAATTTAGTACCACATTTATGGGTTTTGCAGAATGAGTTAGTGAATGAATCGGGACAGATTATTGAATTTGAGAAGCGAGCGTTTCTTAAAGCAATCTACGATGACTTAAGTCCTAAGATAGCGATAGAAAAACCGCCGCAAATCGGTGCTACAGTAATGAACTGTTTGAAGGCGTTTTACGTGGCTCACGAACTCTGTAAAGATTTAATTTACACACTTCCGACTCAGAGTGATGTCCAAGATATTGTTGGTGGATCATTCAACCGCATCATCGCTCAAAACGCTATATTACAAGAATGGACACACGACCATGATACGGTCGAGCAAAAGGCAGTTGGAAAAAACCTTATTCGTTTTCGTGGTACATTTAGTAGTAAGCAAGCCACAATGGTTCCTTCATCGGGAAACATACACGATGAAGTGGATTCTAGTGATGTCGAGGTGTTGACCCTTTATCAAACTCGGCAGGAAGCTCAGGAAAAAGAGGAGAACAAATGGGCGTGGTATTTCTCTCATCCTTCCTTGGTTGGACATGGGGTTGCAATTTACTATGAAAAAAGCGATAAAAAAGATTTTCGTATCACTTGCGATAACGGACACGAGGAGATTATGGAATGGCCATTGAGTGTTGACATGATGCGAGAGGTTTTTATTTGTAAGATTTGCAAAACGGTGTTGACTGACAAACAGCGGATAAACGGACGATGGATAAATCAGGATGGTATCCCTTGGAAAGGGAAGATTGAAGGAAATTACGAGTTTTCAGGATGGCACATAAGCCAACTGCATTTATATAATAAAACAGCTAAAGACATAATTCGTGCGTTCAACGACCCGCTGAAGGACAAACAGTTTTTTTATAACTACGTACTCGGGCTTCCGTTCATCGGGAGCGACGACAGGATAGAGCCGAAGACCGTCCTCATGAACTGCGTGGACGAGGTGAACGACTATTACGCGAAGGACGACAGGGTGATCATCGGCTGCGACACGGGACACGGGATACATTACGTCCTGCAGAACAGACAAGGGGTATTTCTGTACGGGCATGAGACCGAGATAACCGCCACCAAGGACCCGTATGACAAGATAGCCCATTTCCTCCGCACGTTCGAGAAATCCGTCGCGGTGTTCGACCAGGGGGGAGATCTGATAGGCGTGAGGAAACTGCAGGCGAAGTTTCCCGGCAGGGTGTTCCTGTGCTTCTACCGCAAGGACCGGAAGAGCGACAGTTACGTCGATTGGGGCGAAGGGGATGAGTTCGGCACCGTCCGGGTCGACAGGAACAGGCAGATGACCATCATGGTCGAGCAGATGAGGGACATAGGCAGGTATCGGCTGTGCGGAGATAGGGAGGATTGGATCGAGTTCGCATCGCATTTCGGATATCTGTACCGCGAGCAGATTGAGACCGACTCGAAGCCGGGCAAGAGCGACCGGGGGCTATTGGGCGTCGAATACGAATGGAAGCGCAACGGTCCCGACCACTTCTGCCACGCGCTCCTGTACAGCGATGTGGGCATGCAGAGGTTCAGCGGTCAGAAAGCCAAGATATTCGGTACGCGCAATGCGATGATGGGCATACCGAAGGCCGAAATGGTGAGCGCCGACGGCACGGTGAGGGCGATGGACGTTCCCTCGGCGGACATGGCGCAAACCGTATTGCTGAACTGGAAAAACATCAAATGAACAGGGAGCGATGGCGTGCGTATAACAGGAGGAAGCAATGGGAGTACCGCGTCAAGAGGCGCGGAGGGCTTCCCCGTCCCTACGTGAAAACCGAAGACCGGCTGTCGGGTGAAGGGCATTGCGGCTGCTGCGGGATGCTCGTGTCATCGGAATACCATCAACAACATCCGTTGGTCGGATGCATCAAGTGGGCGGAGGCGCATCAACGTGAACCGTCCGAGTCCGCAGATTGATACACGAAATATAAACATGCGCCGTCATGTGTGATAATGACGGCAAATGGCCGACTTCGACAGTTTCACGCAGAATCTCTTGGGAGTTCAGGACCTTGTGGAATCGGATACGAACAAAATCCGCACGAAGGGCGGTTTTTCGTCCGAAGGAAAAGCGGGCGAGGAGATTGACTTGCTTGACTTGCCGATGTCGGACGAGAAACTTTTGAAGCTCCGTGACGACTGGGAATCCGCATACGCCCCTTACGAATCAGCGCTGGCGATTCCGACCCGTCAGCGCAACCTGCGCAGCTATCTGGGACGTAACGGACAGAACGAGGTCCCGGGCGAGGAGGAAATAGTCGCGGCGAACCTTCAGTTCGAGTCCGAGGAGACGTTCCTGCCCGCCGCCACGGCGCAAGACCCCTCCCCGTTCGTGTTCGGCGCGAACGACGAGGGTGTGAACGCTCTGTCCCAGAAGGTTCAGGTCATGCTTCAGTTCCACGCGCAACAGCTCCTGCTCCGACGGAAGATAGCCGTCATGGTGCGCCAGTGGTCCATCAACCAGCTTGGGGTTATGAAACCGGGATGGAACGAGGACATCAAGGACGTGGTCATCGAGAACCGCAAGATTCAGGATTTCATATTCGACCCCGACGGATACGTTGACGTGTATGGTGATTTCTCGTCATGGCTCGGCGAGAGGATTTACGTCACGGCTGAGAAGCTGTGCGACCTGTTCCCGAAGAAGACCGCCGACATCATATTGGAGGTCGGGGGCAAGATGGGCACGAAGTGCTGCTATACGGAATGGTGGAACGACGATTACTGCTTCAGCACGTTCAAGTCGGGCGAGGGACGGGGAGGGATAGTCCTCGACAAGCACAAGAACGAATTTTTCAATTACGAAAAGCAGGAGGACATGAAGCCCGACCCGCTTACGGGGCAGGTTCCGCCCGCGAAGCGAAATCATTTCGCCATACCCAAAAAGCCTTATATCTTCCTGTCGGTGTTCTCGTTGCAGGAACGCCCGCACGACATCACGGGACTCATCGAACAGAACATCCCAAACCAGCGGAAGATAAGCAAGCGTGTGGAGCAGATAGACAACAACGTGAGCCAGTCGAACAACGGGCTTCTTTTCAGCGAGGACAATTTCAACCAGGAGACCGGCAAGCAGGCGTATGACGCCCTGACCAAGAAAGGCCATGGCGGCGTTCTCGTTCCGTCGAGCGAGAAAGGGCAGGGCGCGCAGGGTTCCGTCATACGTCTCGACGCCCCGTCGTTCCCCGAGGCTGCGTTCAAGGACTTGGAGAACAGCGAGAACCATCTGCGCTCCTCGTGGGGCACGCAGGGCATAGCGAGCCAGCCCGCCAAGCCAGACGAAACAGCGCGGGGCATGACGTTGAACCAGGGACGGGACACGTCACGAATCGGCGGAGGCATCGGTGATGTCATCGAGCAGTCCGTAGCCAAGTCGTGCTTCGACTGGCTCGTGCAACTCTACTGCGTGTTTTACGACGAACCCCATTTCGGCGCGGTTCTCGGGTCCGGTCAGGCGACGGAGTACGTCGAGCTTCAGGCGAGCGAAATCAACCAGCAGCTTGTCGTCGGGGTGACCGCGAACTCCATGCAGCCGAAGGACCAGATCTCCGAAGGCAACCGGGCGTTGGAACTCGCCAAAGGCAACTTCATCGGGCCGAAGACGCTTTTGGAAACATTGAACTTTCCGAATCCCGACGATGCAGCCGAGGACGGTGCGTTCTGGACGTTCAGCTTAAAGGCCGACGGAGGCATGAGCTACATCTCCCTGAACTTCCCGGAACTCGCCCAGAAGCTCCAAGCCATGCAACAGCAGGCCATGCAAGCCCAGCAACAGGCGCAACAGGCCCAGGCTCAGCAGGAGGCGCAGGGCGTGGCACAGCAACAGCAACAGAAGGCGCAGGAGGGTCAGGCTCAGCTCCAGCAGAAGGAAGCCGCCCACCAGCAGCAGATGTCCCACGGCGAACAGGCCCACCAGCAGAAGATGGCGCAGCAGAAGGACATCGCGTCAGCAGCCCTCGCCGCAAAAACTCAAGGAACGCAACCCAAATGAACGAAACAAAATCGAAAGCGTTGGAAAAAAAGAAGCCGTTTGTCCCGTTAAAATGGACGGAATACGAAAAACTGTCCCCAAAAGAGAAGGACGCCTACGCTCCGCAGGAACGCGAATATAATTTCCAAAGGAAGATGCGGCGCAAGGGTTACGGGGTGAGTCCCGAAAGTGCGGCGAAGAAACTGTCAAAATACTTTCAATGAACGCAAAATCCAAAGCCCTCAAAAAAAGAATAAGCATGAGCGTAGGAGATTTCGTCAAGGAGCATCGGAAACTGGTGAAGACGCTCAAGACGGGAAAAGGTCTGAAGGAGGAGGCGAGGGAGCAGGGGAACGAACTGAAGAGGTACGGGTGATACACGAAATGTCGAAATAAATTAAAAGTCATACAATAACGACATGGAAGGAAAAGAACTAAAACAATTCAAGAAGGAATCCAACGAGCGTGAATCGCGCGTCCGTAAGGAGGGAAACAAGGTAGCCAAATCCAAGGCGCTGGAGAAATGGAAAAATTCAAGAACTGGAACTCACTCTGAGAAAATATCCAAGAAGTTGGGCATAAAACTTTACGAATAAACATGACAAAACTAGAAATCGCGTTCCAGTCCGTCAAAGTGGCAATCGGCATCTTCGTCGCATTCCTGGTGTTCGGCTACGTGCATCCCGCTACAAAGCTCGGTGCGGGAGTGTACGGCACGCCCGCGTTCAACGACTATCTCGATTCCACGTCCGCCACGACGACTCTTGCGAACTATCCCGGAATCCTGCATACGATTTCCGTGACCGTCCCTGCGGCGAACTCAATCATCTCGGTCTATGACTCTGCGACGACGACAATCGTCACTTCGACGGTATTGGTCGCGAGCATAAAGATTCCAGCGACCGTATCGTCCACCCCGTTCACCCTCACGTTCGACAACATCTTCACGCAGGGACTCACGGTGCTCCAGTCGGGAGCGTCTTCAACTTTAACGGCTGAATTTCAGCAAAACTAATATGGCATACGACGATATTTTTCATAGAAGTTCGGCGAAGGGAGTAGAAAAAGAAAGTTGGGTTCCTTCTCCAGAAAATATAAAGAAGTTGCGAAAAGAGCGCAAATCCACCCCCACCAAGACAAAAGCATTGGAGAAGAAGAGGGACGTTCCAAGTACAGAGCCATTAAACGCTTGGGGGCAAGACGCTAAGACTGCGAAAGGTGAGAGAAAAAGATTGCGCCGAGAAAAAGAATTTAAGGCATATCGGAAAAATCTATAATCATGCCCGCATCTCTCGAATCCAAACGGTCGAAACAATAAAACAATTCCAATCATGGCGAAAGAAAAAGAAGCGAAGAGCAACGCACTTAAGGGCGCACTGATAAACAACATCGGCTACTGCCCGCAGTGCAAGAAGAAGCATCCGAAGGGCAAACACTCTAAAGAGGAGAAGGACGAAAAGAGCGAAGGCAAAGAGGAGAAGGAGGAGGATGAAGAGGAGAACGGCGACGAGCGATAGGTCTCATGGGTTGTAAAGCATATCCCACCGCAAAAGCTTGAATACAAATTCCCTGAAAAGGGTGCTAACCAGCCTGAACAAGGCGCAACATCATGGACAACGAAACAAGCAGTTTTTTGAAAGATTTGGGAGTTCCGCAGGATTCCATCTTGGACAAACCCCTCGATGTCGATGTCACCCATGAAAAGGACGAGGAGTCGAAGGAAGAGGAAAGGATTTTCAAGAATCGGGCCATGCGCCGCAAGGAGAAGGAGGCGCAGAGGCTGCGGGACGAGGTGATTCAATTGAACGAACGCGTGAAGGTCTTGAGCGAAGTAGGCAGGTTCCGGGAGGAGGTCGGCGACGACGACCTAAAGAAGATCGAAGCCATCTTCGGAACGGACACGCCCGAAAAGCTCGCCGCGACGAACATACTCAAGGAGGCGCTTTCCGGCATGACCGAAAAGGCGAAGCAGGCGGCACTCCAGGAGCTTGATTCCCGCGGCGAACAGGACAATGAAGCGCAGAAGGAGGCGGACGATGAGGTGGACGAATTCCTCGAATCCGCCGAGGACGAAGGTCTTGACATTTCCGACGAAAATACCAGAAACGGACTCATCACGCTCATGGAGCGTATGTCCAGGAAGTATGACGACGGAAACATCAAGGAGTTCGCAGACAGCGAGGCGGTTATCGAGACGTTCAAGGAACTCCAGAAGCGCCAAGGTTCGGGCAGGGCGAGGGAACTCGCGATCCGGAGCATGGCGCGAAGCGGAGAGTCCCAACCCTCGAAGCTTCCCCAGAACGCGATAGACCGTTTCATGGAGGAGAACGGACTCAACGGACAGTGGTAAAAAAAAATTAACCTAAAACAAACATATGGCTGGAGGTACAGCCCCGAACGTAACCATACAGACCGTCACGAACCAGTACCTGGCTCCGAAATGGTATGACTTGACGTTACGCGATAACTATTTCTTCGGTAAACTGATGGAAAAGACGAAGAAATGGGACGGCTCACAGATGCTTTTCCCTATTAAGTACCAGAAAGGTGTGGCGAGCGTGGCTTTCAACGGCTACGACCTGCTCCCGATAACGCAGCAACCCGTGTCGGTCAACACGACATTCTATCCTTCCTTCATCGCGACGAACGTTGCGCTTTCGGGGACTGATTTGTCGATAAACGACACGGACATGCAGACCATTAAGTTGATGAACGTGACGATGGAATCCCGCGCACAGGACGGCTCGGACGACGTAGGCAACTTCCTTCAGGGCGACGGCACGTCATTCGGCGGCAAGGCCCCGAACGGCTTGGCGAACACGATTGACGACGGCACGACGGCTGCGACCTACGGAGGTCTGACGCGCGCAACGTATTCGGGTCTCAAGTCGTATCTCGTGGCTTCGACGAACAACGCGATTTCGCTTCTTCAGTTGCGGACGTCGTGGAACAACATCTCCGACGGCGGCGTCATCCCCGACTTCATCCTCGGCGACTACACGACATGGGCGTACGTCGAACAGCTCCAGACCCCGTTCCAGAAGAACAACATGGATTTCGGTCCGCACGACCGCATCGTCTCGCAGGTTTCGGGCTACTCCGAACTCCGGTGGGACGGCATGATAATCTCGCGCGACAAGAAGGTCGCGTCAGGCAACCTGTTCATGATGAACCTCAAGTTCCTCGATTGGTACGGTCTCAAGTGGTGGAAAGGGGAAAAGGTCAGCGGCAAGGCCAAGAACATCGAAGGCAACGTGTACGCGGAACGGATGTATGCGCCGCCGGTGTTCACATGGACGGGCATGGTCGAATCGTACAACCAGGGGACCATCAACGGTTTCATGATCGTCGGCGGCCAACTCATCTGTCAGGCCCCGTTCCGTCAGGCTCTCATCACCGGCATCGCGGCTGCGGCATAATGGGACGGTAAACTAACCATCAAACATATGCCAATTCCACTTCACAACTATGTCGGAGGCATCCTTGAGGACGGGTTCTACGAGAGCGTCCCGTTCTTCCAGGGACACAGGACTCCCGCGACGGTGAACGCAACGGCGACCCTCACGGCGGCGCAGGTCTCGAACGGCTACATCAAATGCACCTCGACTTCGGCGGTCACGATGACGCTTCCCACGGGGACGCTCCTCGGAACGTACATGAACTCCAAG